CATTGAGCAGGGCAAAGTCATCCGCATCCTCGCCACCGAGTAATCATGCAGGGAAGTCCGTGAAAAACGCGGACTTCCCAACATGACCCAGACAAATAGGAGATCACCATGACCACCATCAAGTCCACCACGGCCGGCAATCTTTACCCGGCTTCGGGCCCCAAGGTTCGGGAGCCCTCTCACCGCATGGGCGGCGTCCTCAAGGAAAGCTGCTCGAACGTCGTCGTGACTGCCACGCAGGCAGACACGGATAACCTGATCGGTTGCCCGGTCCCGTCCAACGCTCGCGTCTCGCAGGTTCTCCTGTCGTACGCGGACGCCACGACTGGCGGCGCCATCGACGTTGGCGTTTGGAAGCGCAATTCCGCAGACGACGATTGGGAGGCTGTTGACGACGATCTGTTCGCGTCGGCGATGGTCATCACCGATGGTCCTCAGTGGAACAAGGACATCACCAACGAGAGCGCCGAGTACACGGCGGCCGAGCAAGAGAAGCCCCTGTGGGAAGTTCTCGGGCTCTCCGCTGATCCGTGCATCACGTACTGGATCGGTTCCGACATCACCACGACCTTCGCGGACGCCAGCACGGCCGGCATCTGCTTCAAGGCGCGGTACGTCGAATAACACGCGGCAGCGGGCGCTCTCGGGCGCCGCGCAGTCCGCAGGGCGGGAGAGACCGGGCTTCGGCTACGCGCTCCCGCCTACATTTTTGAGAAGGAGAGACACATGGCTCAGGTTGGCATCAGCATCGAAGCGGCGCGCGGCATAATCAGCGGCGGCACAAGCACAACCACGGCTCTCGCGGCCGTCACAGCCGCAGTTGCAGCGGCACAGCTTATCGGTGCCGGCGACGCCAGCGCGGAGATCGACGCAGTCGATGCTGCCCTCGTGGCCGCCATAGCGGCTGACGATGCCCTCGGCGTCGTTGTGCGCATCCCCAGCACGATCACGCGGGCCCAGCTTCGTAAGGCGCTCGACAACGCCTACAACCATTTCGTCAACAACGCGGGCGTCGTAACGTCCTAACAGGAGGTTTCTATGATCGCAACTCTACAGGCTATTGCTGTGGCTATGCAGCAGATCATCACTCTCGAACCGCAGGTCGAGGCAGCGCTGACTGCGCTCAGTACGTTTCTCGCTACAGTCTGAGGCTAAGGCGCTATTGCAAGCCGGCTTCGCGGCTGGCATACTACCAACCCGGGACGCCATGCTGGCAGTCCTCGCTCTACAGGAGGCCAACATGGCTGCAAGATATTTCGGTCTGGATCGCGCGGACGAAAACGGTTACGTGGCCGAGGGCTCCTCGACCACGAGCAAAGAGATTGAAGTTGTGATCGCCACGACCGGCACCGTGACGAAGGCGGACGCGCTGCGCCTGCTCAACAAGATCGCGCAACACATTCTCGAAAGCACCGACAATCTGGTTGCCTAAGCCGGGTTGTCTCCACAGGAGGCCACCATGGCTGTAGCCAGTAAAATTTACATCGGCAATCTCGCGCTCGGGAAACTCGGCGTCAGTGCAATGGGGCGTTTGTCCACTGCGCAGACTGAGTTCTCGGCGATCAACTCGAAGAACGCGGCTGCTATCGGCAACTGCTATGATAACTTGCGCGAGGCCGAACTTCGTCGCAACTATTGGGCATTCGCCATCTCGCGCCGCGTGATCCGCGCTATCGCCACGACCGACAAAATCTGGACGCCAGCAACGTGGCTGGTCGGCTCGACCTACGCGCTCAACGACATCGTCATCCTCTCGGGCGTCACGTACATCTCGCTCGCGGCTGGCAACATCGGCAACGCGCCGGCAACCGCCACGACGTATTGGGCGATCTATTGGGGCCCACTCACGTCAAGCGAATGGGATGATGGTCTCAGCTACTATCGCGGCGAAGTCGTGCACGTCTCGACCGCAACGTGGCTGTGCCTGTCGTATTCCACAGCCGGCGAGACGCCGAGCGAGGGCACAGAGTGGCATGAGATCACGGGCGAGACGCAGGTCGCGACCACGTACCGGGCGCCCCTCACGGGCCGCACGTACGGCTTCGTGAAGCCGCGTGACTTCCTGCGCTTGGCCCCGAATGACCCGCGCATGCCGAAGTGGATGCCGGACTATCTGTTCGAGGGCGACCTGATCATAACGAACGATCCGGGTCCGCTCGATCTGCGCTACGTGCGCAACGAGAAGGACACGACGAAGTTCGACAGCCTGTTCGACCAGGGCCTCGCGAGCCGCATCGCGGTTGAGACGTGTGAGGAGATCACGCAGTCAACCTCGAAGGTGGCAACCGCCGAGGCCATGTACCAGCAGGTGATCAGCGACGCGCGCCTCGTGAACGCAATCGAGGGCTACGAGGTAATCGAGCCTGACGAGGATGAGTGGATCACGGTGAGGAGCTAACATGGCGAACGCATCCTTCATGCAAACGTCGTTCTTGGGCGGCGAGTGGTCGAATTACAGCCAGGGGCGCATGGACAGTGATCGGTGGAAGACCGCACTGAACGTGTGTCTGAACTCGTATCCGCTTGAGGAAGGTTCATGGACGCGCCGGCAGGGCACCCGCTTCCTCGCGACGACCAAAGGCGGCCTCGCCGCAAAGCTGCTGCGCTTCGAGTATTCAGTGGCGCAGCCGTTCCAGGCTGAACTCGGCGCCGAGTACGCGCGGTTCTTCTTCGGGCAATCGCAAGTGTTCACCGATGACGAGCAGGAGATCGTGTCAATCTCGTCCGCGTCGCCGGCAGTCGTGACCGTTGGCACACACGGATGGTCTGACGATGAACAGGTCATGATCTTCTTCACCAGCGGCATAGGCGAGCCGGATCACTCCAATGCGCCGACGTTGCGCAATCGCCAATTCTATATCGACGTGCTGTCTGCCACGACGTTCGCTCTCTATGATGCGGTGACTGGCGACGCCATCGACGGCAGCACGCTCAACTACACGGCGCCGGGTGGCACCGTGAAGCGCATCTTCGAGATCGAGACACCGTACGTCGGCTCCTCGTGGTCGGGCGTTCGCGCGCTGCAGAACGAAGACGAAGTGCTGTGGCTGCACGCCGAATACGCGCCGCGCATTCTTACCGTGAGCGACACCGTGCTTGCGCCCTTCGCTCTCGCGACTGCATCGTTCCTCGACGGCCCCTACATGACGGTCAACACGACTGCGACTACGCTCGATCCGAGCGGCGTCAGCGGCAGCGTTACGCTTGTCGCGTCCTCGACCACGGGCATCAACGACGGACAAGGCTTCCTGACGACGGACGTGGGCCGCCTCATTCGCCTGTTCTGGGAACCGGCCGCGTGGTCCTCGGCTTCGACCTACGCTATCGGCGACTTGGTGAAGTACAACGACCAATACTTCGTGAACATCAAGGCGACCGCTGCGAGCGCGCCGACACCTGAGCGCGACATCACGTCGTGGAGCATCGCGACTGACGCTGTCGTGTGGACGTGGGGTCGCATCACGGCTCGCGCGAGCACGACCAGCGTCACGTTCCTGATCGTCGGCGACGATCTGCCGGATGCCACAGCGCGCCTCACGTGGCGCCTCGGCCTCTACAGCGACACGACTGGTTGGCCCACATGCGGCCGCTTCCACGACGGGCGCCTGTGGCTCTCGGGCGTCGAGGCGAACCGTGTTGACGCCAGCAAGGCGAACTCGATAAACGGCTTCTTTGACTTCGAGCCGACACTCGCGGACGGCACCGTTGCGGACGACAACGCAATCTCGGCCATCGCGCATTCGGATGATCGCAACAAAGCCGTGTGGATGACGACCGATGACGACGGCTTGTTCGTCGGCACTGAGGGCGGCGAGTGGCGCGGGCGCGCGAGCGTCAACAATGATCCCATCTCGCCGAGCAACTTCGATCTGCGTCGCGTGACGAAGTACAAGTGCTACGACGCAGAGCCGGCTGTTGCACCGAACAAGACGCTGTTCATTCAGCTTCAGCGGCGCAAGGTGATGGAGTGGGGCTACTTCCCGAGCGAAGGCTTCAAGGCTTCGCATCTGTCGCTCACGGGTCGCCACTTGACGACCAGCGGCCTCGTGGAGATCGTTTATCAGAATGAGCCGATCCCAATGGTGTGGGCACGGCGCGAAGATGGCGTACTGATCGGCGCTGCGTACAAGCGCGATCCCGAGGAGGGCTACTATGCCGCGTGGCACAAGGTCACGCTCGGCGAGGATCGCACCGTGGTCAGCATCTCAGTGGGCGCCTCCTTGAGCGCACTCAGCGAAGCCCTGTGGGTCATCACCAACGGCGGCAACGGTGTTCACTTCGTGGAGATATTGACGCCCGTGTTCGAGGATGACACTGAAGGATGGCTCGCGTTCTACGTTGACAGCGGCATCACTCCGCAGTCGGGCGTAGTCAGCGGCAGCGACATAATCTTCTACGGCTTCTGGCCGCTTGTGGGCACCGATGTCTCTGTCGTCATCAACGGCATCGACGTGGGCGACTTCACTGTTGCGGCTGATGGCAGCATCACGGTGCCTATCGGCGCCACGGACAGCGGCTACACTCTCGCGGACCTGCAGACGCTCTCGGATGCCGGCGTCGATTACGGCGATCTGACGATTACAATCGACATCGGCGCTGGAGCTTCGCCGCCCGACGAGACCGGCAACATCATGGCGAACATCGGCGACGATGACGAAGTCGTTGATGTCACCGGCACGTCGGCCATCGTCAACACGAACCGCGACCGCATGTTCATCTTCATGGAAGGTCCCGCAGCGACGGCCGGCATTCGCGCGTTCCACATGACGGACGATGGCGCCGAGTACGCGCAGAACAACATCGAAGGCATCTTCGGCGCCGGGTCCGGCAGAAGCATCAAGAGCCCCGTGTCGCAGGACATGAGTGGCTATATGTACTTCGGGTCCACCGGCTACGCGAACAGCGTAGGCATCAGCAAGATTGACCCGGTGACGCTGACTGCTCTCAGTCACTTCGGCGCCAACAGCGGCGCCGTGGTGGCGAACGGCACGGGCGTACCGCTTCCGACTTCCTCGTGCGTCGTGCGCTCGCCGGACGGCTATGATTTCCACGTGTCCAGTGCAATCGTCACTGGCGATGTGTCGTTCGTGAATGTCACCGACATGGTGTGGGGCGGACAAAGCTTGGACGTTGACGAAGCTCGCAGCAAGGTGTGCGCTGGCGCCGAAGACACGGGAGTTGCGTGGGGCCTCGGCGTCGCTGCGGTGTATCCGAGCGCGGCTGCTGTCGGCCTCTACAAATTCCTGTGCGACACCGGCTCCGCTGGCTGGGTGCCGACTTCGCCGATCACCGCGTGGGCGACGGCGCCGAACACGAACATCACCAAGACGAAGATGGGCACAGTTACGCCGGCTGAAGTGGACGCGACATGGACGCGCTTCTTGGCCGTGTCGCAACCGCTGTTCGACCGCACAGACGGCAACGTGATTGTGCTGATCCAGGGCGACGACGGCGCCACGACGAAAGACTACGTTGTGAAGCTCGACGTGGCGAACGCCAACGTGCTGTGGGCTACCGAGATCAACAATGCTACGGCGACCATCAGCAACGAGTGCTACATTGATGACGACACGTTCGCGTTCCTATCGAGCGAGACCACGGCCGCGAACGTGCGCCCGGTGTACCTGTTCGACACTTCGACCGGCGTCGCTGCGACGCAGTCGTGGTCGGGCGTGCAACCGAACGGCGGGCAAGTGTTCGACAGCATCAGCGGCAGCATCACTGTGTTCGGCATCTACAGTGACATAGCCGGCACGTTCCCGGCTGCTGAAGTTGGCGACTACTTCGACACGCACGTGACCGACACGTTCTCAAACGAATGGATGCGGATTTGGCCCACGGCTCCCCAGGCATCGGGCACCGCGCAACTTCGCGTCTACAACCGCATCCCGGGCGTCGTGGGCTACACCTACACCAGCCGGGGCCAACTTCTGCGGCCGGACTACGGCAACGATGCCGGCGTGTCCAACGGGCCTTCGTTCGGTTCTGTGCGGCGTATCCACAAATACGCGGCGTATGTCCTGCGCGCCCGTGGGGTCTCGTTCGG